GCCCGGCCCTGGTCGTCCTTTTCCTTGCCAGACGCGATCTGCTGGATGGCAGTGCGTTCGTCTTCGGAGAGGCTGGCGTACCGGGGGTGGCTGAGGAGCGGTTCCTCGGAGAGCGACAGACCCATGGTGTAGACGGCCGATTCCTTCTCGCGATCCTCCTCCTTCGCCTCGGCACCGGCGTACTCGCAGACGATCTCGGCGAGGTCGCCCTCCGTTATGGTGGCCGTCGTCTGGGAAACGGAGATGAAGCTGATTTCCGGGTGCTGTGTTCCCGGACGGGGCATGAGACTGGCCACTGACGCCCGATGGCAGATGAAGACTTGAGTGGCCGACCACTTGCCTTCCTTGTCGATGCGGAGCGTGAACCCGGGCTGCGGGTAGAGGCGTCCAGGCTGAATGGCGACGTGGGTAGGCATGTCGCCTGTGCCGCACCGTCAACCGAACATGGGTATGCTAAGCGTTATTGACGCGAACGCGCAATCCGAAATCCCACTCCATCATCCCTGTTACCGGGACGAATTGGCCGCCTGTACGAGCAAGTTGCGTGATCGACACTAGAACCCCACGCCCCTCCCCTAGTCACTCGATTGTACCCATTCGCCGGCCCCCTAGGATCAACGGCCCCTTCAGTATAAGCTTCATACCACCAGTCCCAGCACCACTCAGAAACATTTCCCGAGACGTTTTTTAATCCAAAAGGATTCTCCTGAAATGAATTCACTGGGTTTGTGTAGGGATAAGATCCTAATTTGTACGTCGGATTGTATCCGGCATTACCGCTTAAGTTCCCATATCCGTTCCCGTTGGCATTGTAATTAGCAAGTGCGTGGCTTATGAAGTCAGTTCCCCAAGGAAAACGCTTACCAGCAACCCCGCCTCTCGCGGCCTTCTCCCACTCCGCTTCAGTCGGAAGCCTGTATCCGTTAGCCAGTTTTTCAAAACATGGCACATCGTATCCATTTTTAAAAGCATCCCCGCCTACCATGTAGCATGGAATAAGGCCATCTTTTTGACTCTTCGCGTTACACCACTTTACGACATCATACCAACTCACCGATACTACCGGGTGCTCGTCTCCCTTTCCAGCCCCTTCTGACAGGTCACCGTATCCATTTCCAACGGCCCACTGCCTCACCTCCCTCCACTCAGCCAGCCTTGTTTCCGTTTTTCTAATCATGAAACTTCCGACACTTACCGTGACAGGATTAGCGTCGTAAAAAGCATCACCACTAGTATTGCCAATACGGAAAGGCCCACTTGGAATAAAAGAGTAATCGGACAGCTCGTCACTTAATTCAATTCGCATCCTGAAAAACTCTTTTCCCGTGCCTCCACCTACCAGATTCAATGTGCCATCCCCGTTAATCATGTCCGGGGAAATCGGGACCATCTGCCAAGTCGAAAGATCCTCCGATTTTTCCAGCCTCAAAATTCTGGCACTGTCGGCGTTCACTACTGAGCACACCACTGCAAGGTGTACACCAATTATTCGCAGCGCCGCCACCAAGGAGTTGTGATTCAAGTTAATCATAGAGGAATTCTCATTATTCATCACTCCAGTATTTAACGTTGTCGCGCCAACACTCGGAAGCCACCGCAGTATGTATCGTCAAAAACTATCGTGTCAACGCACGGATTTAACACTGCAGCCCGATGGCTGGAGTCGTTTTATCGATTGGAGAACTCGACGCTACCTCACATCAACCGAACGAAGCCTGTGCCGGACCTCCGAGCTTATCCACGCGGCGCGAGAGATCACCGAGGAGGCGGTTTGTTTCGCCGGTGAGTCGGTTGTTCTCCCGCTGCGCATCAAGCACGCCCGGCTGATAGCCGCCGCCACCGACCCGGCTGAGTGATGTGACCACAGGGTCGAGACGGCTGCCAGTCAGCGCCCCTGCCCCCTGAGCTGCCGCCTGCCCGCCCATCGACCCTGCCGCCTTGACCGCAGCCGCCGCCTCCGATGCCGCCGGGACCGAGCCACTGATGGAATCGACGATGCGTCCGAGACTTTCCCGCAGGCCCGATGTGTCGATGAGACTGCCGCCGGCATTCTGTCCCGCCTGAGATGCAGCCCGGCTCGCGCTGTCCGCAAACCCCGGAACGCCGGCTTCCATCATGGCCGAGGCACGGGCGGCGATGTCCTGAGCACTAAGCCCGAAGAAGTCCGCGCCCTGGGCCTTGCGTGCCGCCAGCATCTTCCCGAAATCTGTATCCACCGCATCCTCACCGAAGCCGAGCAGGTCGCTCATGCCGGGCACTTTGAGCAGGCCCTTGAGGAACGACGCCATGGCCCATTCGATGCCCGCCTGAAGGTACTGCACCGGCGTCTGGAAGGCTTCGAGGAGCGCGGCACCGAAGCCCGTTGCCACGCCAAGCAGCACAGTGCCGAGACTCTTCCACATGGCCCCGTCACCAATGAGGTGCCAGAAGAACGCGACCGCCGTCCGGAACCCCTGCACGAGCGCGTTGACCGCTTCTGCGAACCCGAGCTTCAGCGACGAGGTGACGAGGTCGATGATCTGACCGCTGCGGAAGGCGGCGACGACGAACATGATGGCGTCCTTCACCCTCTGCCCGGCTTCAGCCGCCATTGGAGCGAGCGTCTGAACCATCGAGATCGCCTCGCCAACCAAAGGCCTGAGGGCGTCGTTGATCGGCTGACCGAGTGCCAGGAACACCTCGTTGATCGTGTCCTTGAGCGTGGAGAACATGCCAGTCGTGGTCCGGCTCTGGGCCTCCATCATGCCAGCGAACTGCCCGCCCTCCGATGTCATCGCAATGAACGCCTGCTCGATCTGCGGGAAGCCGACCTGGCCCGTTTCGACGAGCTTCTTCACCTGAGAATCTGACACCCCGAACTGACGGGCAAGCTGCTGAATGATCGGGATGCCCCGTCCGGTGAGCTGGTTGATGTCTTCGGCGAAGAGGCGTCCCTGCACGCGGGCCTTGCCATAGAGTTCGGCAATCTCACCCACCGGAGCCTGCACACCGGCAGACACGTCGCCGATCCTCCGGAGAGTTTCGGGCACGGTGTCGGCGGATTCACCGAAGGCGATCAGCTTGCGCCCGGCATCGGCTAGTTCCGGGAACTCGAATGGTGTCTGCGCCCCCAGTTCGCGGAGTTTCGCGAGCGTGGCTTCTGCCTTGGCCGCGTCCCCGATGAGCGTGGTGAAGGCCACCTTCGTCTGCTCGAAGTCGGCGGCGGCAGTGACCGCCTTGATCCCGGCACCCGCGGCAGCGGCTCCACCTGCGAGAGCAGAGGCGATGGATGCCTTCATGGCCGTGCCTGCCACACGGAAGCCGCCCTCCAGCGCCGCGGCTCCTCCCTTCCCGATGCCAGCCAGACCGCTGGCTCCGATGGCGCTCATCCTTCGGGCGGAGGCTGCCACCAGTTGAGCCGCCGCCGACATGCCGCGCTTCAGTGCAGTGATGTCGGCTCCGAGGGTGACTGTCAGGGCGCTCATGCGCCGGGCGTGAAGTCAACGTTTGAATCACCCAAGGATCCAAGTCTTGCTATTTCAAGAAATGACCTCAACCACTTCGACGCTGAAGACCGTCAGTCCATGGAGCGCAAGCGCACCCCCTTGATGCGCAGCCAGAGCCTGCGCCACCTCGACACTGAGCGCCCTTGTCTAAACTGGTGCGGCATCTCCATGCTCCCGAACCTCTTCCCTGATAACAACCTCGCCGCACCCCCACTCAGCGACGTCAACCCTCTTATCTGTAGGCATCCCTCATATCTAGCCAGCGCCCCCGCGGCGTCTACACACAGAAATGTAAGTCCGTCGAGATTGAGTATCTTCCCTTGATATTCAGCCAACACTTCTGCCACTTCGACACTGAGGTCCGCAAGGCCGCGAAGGTCCAGGCTGTACCCTTTATGTCCAGATATAGCTCTTGCAACTTCAACACCGAGGACAGTCAACCCGTCGAAGGCGAGACTCCACCCATCATGTTTGGCCAGCATTTCTGCGACATCGACACTGAGCCCAGTCAAGCCGCCAAGGTAGAGCGAGCCTCCATGCCCTGCGAGCGCCTCTGCCTCCTCGACTTTGAGGTCTCTGAGGCCCGAAAGGTAGAGTTCCTCCCCTCTATGCCCAGCCAGTGCCGCCGCAACCTCAACGCCAAGGCCGGTCAACCCATCTAGGCAGAGTGAGCCTCCATGCCCTGCGAGCGCCTCTGCCTCCTCCACCCCGAGCGCTCTCAGGCCGTTAAGGCGGAGGGTGCCCACGTGCCCCGCGAGAGCGTTCGCGACCTCAACGCTGAGGTCCGTCAACCCATCTAGGTAGAGCGAGCCTCCATGCCCTGCGAGCGCCTCTGCCACGGCAACGTTTGGATTCGTCATGACTTTACCTTTGAGATACTCAATCTGATGTTGCGCCAGAGCCCTTGCCAACTCGGCGCTCAGATCCGTCAGGCCATTGAGGGCGAGGCCCTTACCCTCATGCCTCCCAAACACCTCCGCCACTTCGACGGTGAGGCTCGTCAGGCCGTCTAGGCAGAGTCTCGCACCCCGGTGTCTAGCAAGCGCTCCAGCCACATCGACACTGAGGCACGTCAAGCCGGAGAGCACGAGCGTCTCCGTATGCCTCGCAAGGGCCTCTGCCACATCAACACTGAGGTCCGTCAGGCCGTCGAGTTCGATGACTCTCGTGTGTCCGGCAAGAATCTCCGCTGCATCTGCGTGGAGTTCGCTATAATCGCCAAGCTTCACCGCACCCGGATCGGCGATGAACCGCCGGGCCACCTCTGCATCGAGGATTGCGCAGACCTGGATGCGATCCAATGAGCGCTGGTGCTCCGGGCTTGATGAAGGATCAGGCTTGTTCATCGGAGGTGAGTCCTGTGCGGATGAAATGGTGGAGTTATCTTCGCTGGTATTCGCGCCCTACTGCGCGAATGACGTAGCGGAATCGCCGATCCTGATCAGTCTCCGTCAGCCCTCGGTAGTCGTCAAGCACCACCTCCGCGCCACTGGTCGCGAAGTACGTTCAACGTGTGTGCCGGAGCCCGTCCTTTCTGCGAGCATCGACTCCACGACGCCCTCGTCCCGTTCCTCCTCAGTAGACAATGCTTGTACTGCGCCAGCCTCGCCAGGGGCATGAACAGGATACTCTCCTCGGGCCAGCCAGTTTCAGCAGCGATAGCAAACACCTGTGCGGCTAGGTATCCCGGTTCGTCGCAGGGACCGGCATCTTTCCCGGACGCCCCGACACAGGCTCGACCTGTGCCGCCTCAAGCTCCCGGCTCTGTTCCTCCATCCTCCGGAACGCCGTCTGGAAATCGGATGGGGTGAGCCCGCCGCAGAAAATCAGAGCTCCCTCCCGGAAGGCCTGGTCGCTGAACGAAGCGCGGACCACCTCAGGCCACGGAGCGCAGTGGGTGTATACGAATCCCATGAGCGCTCCGGTGAACTCCGGGGTGCCTTCCGACGGCGACTCTCCCCTGACCAGTGGATTGCCGGTGCGCAGGAGGACGTCGTAGCTGGCGAGCGAAAGCTGGCGCATCACGTGCCCGCCGACGATGGTCTCCACCTCGTGGAATGCGGCGGAGAGGAGGTTCTGGCGATCCGTGTCTTTCATGTCAGAGGTGGCGGAGGATGAACTCTTCGGTTCGCGGCGAGGCATCCAGCGGAATGAGGGCGATCTTGCCGCGGCGCTGGATGCAGGCGAGCGGAGCGTCCTGCTTCACCTTGTCGACGAGGCGCTCACGGTTGAGCAGGGCGCACTTGATATAAGCGAACGGATGCTCCGGATTGGCGAGGTGCCAGCTTTCGCTGTGCCATGCCTCGATGAGGTCCTTTGTCAGGTGGCAGCCATCGTGACTTCGCGGCTCGAAGAACCAGATCATGCGTTCGCCACTCACCCCGTCGCCGACAACCCTGACAAACGGCTTCTGCGCGAGTGGAATGCCGATGGCAGTCAGTGCGGCGGCGAGCAGGGTGTTGCCCGTGGAGGTGGAGGAAAGGTGGGATACGGCGTTCATCTCTGGAAATCAGGGACCGGTCACGGTCAGGTAGGGATAGTGGGTGGCGGTGAGGTCGATCTTCTCGAAGTCCTCGTTGTTCATGGAGCGGCTGATCTGCATGAGGACGGTCGTGCCGCCGGTGGACTTCTGGAGGTGCGCCGGGATGGCGTTGGCCAGCACAAGCGCGGCGCTGATTTTCCCGGCGAATGGAGACGTCTTGCTAACGAGGCCGGAGAGCTTCACCTCCACCTTTTCCTGGTAGAGTGAGAGCCCGATCACGTCGCCGGCCTTGTCGAGGACCTGCTTCTCCTGGCTGGAGAAATCGAAGGAATGGTCTGTGATGAGCAGTCCGGACTGATCGTTCGGGATGCCGAAGTTGCCCGTGGTTCCGAGGAGTGATGCTGGCATTTGCCGGGGCGAGGGTGTCAACCGGCAGTGACCACGGCCTCAAACGAGAGCACGGTTTCCCGCCCTCGGGTTTCATCGGGCACGGTGGAGGTTTCCCGGGCGATGAGGTCGTGAAGGACAAAGGTCTGGGAATCGAGATCCTCACGCATCTGCCCGGTCTCCCGCAGCATGGATTCGAGAGCGGCCGCCCATGCGCCGTGATCCGTCACCGGAGTGTCATCCGTCTGTGTGAAGAGGTGGACGGACAGATTGATGCGTGCGGTGAACGGCAATGCTGGCACGAGCTTCGCATCGGATGTTTCCAGCACGATGCATGGACGGGTGCGCAGGTCGTCGCGGCCAGCGATGTGGACTGGCACCTCGGCAGGCAATCCGGGCGGACGATTGGACACGATCCACTGAGCAAGGCGGGCGGCGAGAGCGTCTTCGATGAGCTGGGACATGCACACGGGCAGCTGGAGTCAACCAGGTTCGTCAAATCGACTTGCGTGAATGGAGCCGGTTGCTATTCAACCCCCGATGCTCAGAAGATCGAAACAATTCGTCCAAGTTGCGTGGTTTCTTGCCGCGTATGGGGAAAGAAACGCCAGAGGCACCTCCAATCCTCCCAGAGAGCTGAAAGCAGACACTTGGCTAGAAGCATATTCCTTGTTTTTCCCAGCCCTTGGTGAAGGACGCACCATTGAGTCATTTTCCAACTCCCTCAAGAACTCCCGCGATTCATTCGATTCCTGGCTCCGGAAAAGCGGCCGCGTGGGATGGAGAGACGAGGACTCGCACAGTGAGCCAGCTCCCCTTTCTGCAATCAACAAGGCGGTCGATGTGGAATTCGCAAGTCTGTCGCGATCCGATGTCTGGAGTCTGATCGAGCCGTATACTCGCCCGGCAGAAGGCGGCATCGTCCACCCTCAGGCAATTCCTCCAAACATCACAGTTTCAGGTCGCTGGCGTGATGACCTCGTCGATGACCTTCAGAAAATTCTTGATCGCGAGATAGCTGAACCTACGACGCGAAAAGCGCTTATCGATGCCAGAATTGGACAGGGTGGATTTCGTGAGAATGTCCTCGGGATCTGGGAGAATAGTTGCGCAGTCACAGGGTGCACAATCATGGAGGTCATACGTGCGTCACATGTGGTTCCCTGGTGCGACTGTGCAGACAAAGAGCGGCTCGATCCATTCAATGGATTGCCTCTTGTTGCAAACCTTGATGCACTTTTTGACGCCGGCCTCATTTCTTTTGATGACTATGGGGAAATCGTCATCTCGAGTCATCTCCCCCAAGCCGGCAGGGAAACGCTCGGCCTTGGTTCAGGCCGTCTTAGAACGTCGCCGCCCTCCGAGATGATTCCATACCTTCGCCGCCACCGAGAGTCCTACTTCCGTAGATAGCGTGGCTCTCAACCCGCCCGCCGCTGAAGGCTCCGCTGCGTGCGCTGCTGAACAACCCTGAGCGAAGTTGCCAGCGCCATGAGGAGGCGGGCAGCGGCTGCCGCGAGCGAGCGCTTGATGCCGGATTCCGTCGTCACGTCGTCCATGTAGTCGAGGCGGCTGACAAGTGTGACCGATGGTCTGTCGCCCGTCCTCACCTTTGCCGTACCCGGTGCCTGACGGTGCCGCATCGCCCACTTCGCCGCACCGCGCACCCTTCCCCCGATGGCCTTTGCTGCATTGATCCAGACGCCCTTGGCAAAGCCAACCCGCCGCTGCACCCGGGCAATGTAGGCTTCGAGCGACTTCCGGCTCGTGACCACCTGAGCCGGGCGTGTCCGCTTCACCTTCCCTCCTTTCCGGCTGCCGCTGTGCTGCGCCGGATCCAGCCGCCCGACCGGAACCCCGGCCCATGGCGAACCGGAAGCAGCCAGCGCCTTCCGAGCCCGGGCAAACCTTCTGTTCTGAACGTGCGCCCAGAACCTGTCGGCGGCTTCCGGATCCGCCTTGCCGGTTTCGGTGAATGCTTCCTCGGGAGTGGCGAACACCTTGCGCACGTCCTTTGCCACAGCCCCTTCCCCGACCTTGCGGGCGGCTTCCGAGAACCCGTACGGCCTCGTGGTGCGGGCCAGTTCGACGGCCAGCGCACGCGCTTCCTGCTTCACGAGCGACGCCATGGTCCTGCCGATGCGCTGCGGGAACCTTGCCAGCAGGCGGATGACCTCCGCATCGCCATTGAGCCTTGCCTTGAACCTCATTCGTCAGTGGAGGTGAGGAAGAGTGTGAGGAGCGGCGAGCGAGGATGCCCGCCCACCTTCGCAATCCGGTAGGATTCACCACCGACCTCGATGCGCTGACCGAATGCAGGCACCGGACCCGTGAATGCCGCTTTGGGGACGCGGATGCTGAGGTCCGGGGAATCGACGTAGCCGCCGATGGCGATTTCGCTGCCCGTGCTGATGCGGCTGGCAAGCACGATGAGGTCCGTGTTCTGCCAGCGGGCCGGGACTCCGTGCTCGCTCAGCAGTTCCGCAAGGTCCGAGAGCATATCCGATTCGAGACTCATGCGCGGGGCATCCTGTCAAAATGAGAAGCCCCCTCCCGGATGCACCGGAAGAGGGCTCGGCCGTCATCGGGCATTCCTGCCACCGCTGTCAGGAATACTCACCGGCGACGAGATTGATGCGGCACGCGGCTGTGCCGTCGAGTTCGACCAGTCCCGGTCCGTCGTTGACCACGAACACGGTGGGCGCATTCACGTCCTTCGTCGCCGCCCCCACCGGAATCTGGCCGGACGAGACCATGAGGTGGACCGTATCGCCCGGTGCCAGCGCGACGCCGAGGTTTGCCGTCAGTGTGATCGTGCCCGCCACCGTGTTGACCGATGCCACCACGCCGCGCACCCCGTTCCCGGTAACCAGGGAGAAGAGAACCAGCACGTCGCCGGCGGCAGCCCCGATGTAGGGAGGCGCATTGATCACGGTCTGGTTGGAGGCACTGGTGGCGGTCACTGTGGTGAACCTTGAGGCAGCCCGGAAGAGCAGGACGGAGCCCGCCTTGTCCGAAGTGGCACTGACGTACTGCATGCGGATGCGGTCGCGTCCGACAGATGGAACCACGGCGTGGCTCAGAACGGTTCCGGCGTTGCCGGTGAAGCTGAATGGAGTCATGGCTTGGATCAGGGTTTGACGACACGCTTGAGGGCGTCGGACTTGCCCACGGCGAACCCGTAGAGGCATTCGATGGTGACGAAGACCTTGTTGGCTCGCGTGTCGGTGAAGCGCAGGTAGCCGAAGGTCATGCCCGTCTGAGGGTCGGTGACGGCACCGGCCTGCTGGTATTCGGCGACCGGCTGGAGGTAGCGCATGGCGACGGCCACGGCACTCGGGTGGGCGGCGAAGCCGACGAGCTTCTCCGTGTGATCGGACGGGATGATCCCGGTCTCGAAGAGGTTGAACCCTGCCAGACGCCGGATGAGGGCGTCAGTGACGCTGGGAGCGCTG